ATACCGATAGAGTTTCTGTTCCGTTTATTAGAGCAACACATTCTGATATGTTGCATTATCTGTATAGAACTACTCGGCGACTTACAGTAGACAGAAGGTTTAAAGAAGCTTGGGATGACTTTGGTACATTCCGTTGGCCTGATGCTAATACTTACTATGAACCTGGTGAAGATAATGAACCTGAAGGTGAGAAACCAAGGAGAGAACCATTAGGTCAATTCTTTGACCGTGATAAAGGTCGTGAAGGTGTTATCTTCTCAACAGGTTATCTAGAACCCGAATATTGGTCAGAGAATCGTGAGTATGCTGCTATGGGTGGCACATACGGTCCTGCATTTCCAGTAACAAGAGATACACCAACATCATTACCAGCAGAAGATGCTAAACTGATTGGTGTAGACCCATCCGACAATCGTGCTGGTTGGGGTCAAGCATCTGGTGAAGAAGTTGGGTACTGGTCTCTCAATGGTGAGGACTATCGTGTACCTAATCCTAGAGTTCGTTGGATTCGTAAAGAGAATCTAACACCTACAGAACGTCAGACCGTAATGGAGTTGTTTAAGACAGGTCATTATGGTACAGGTGTTTATAATATCAGCGATCCTGATGATGGTCGTCAAGATATTAGTTGGAACGATGTCAAAGAAACCGATTTAGTAGTCGTACCTACACCAGATACCAATCCATTGGCAATGGGTGGCATACCTATTGATACTACAGACGGTATGATTGTTTCGACAAAGGCTAGTCTGTGGGGTGATTCCACAACCTACTTCTCCGACCCCAATTTATCTAGAGGCGAACCTGCCAAACCGTTATTGCAGAAAGGTGACATTGTGCAGATTGCAGGAGTCCGTGGGATGCAGGAGATCAATGGACGAATTTTCCGTGTATTGGATATTGTGGAAGGTGACAGTACATTTACTATCGAACTGGGTACGATGGATGGTAAGGTTTGGTCAGGACCCGGACTTATCAAGTGGAAACATATTGATAACGAGTTAGGTGAATATGAAGTTGAAGCAGTTGCAGTGGACAATGCATTGTTCTCAGAGTATCTTGGTGGAGGTGTTCTTATTCCACATTATCCACATTGGTCACTATGTTGGAAGGCCGATATGCGGGAACGTCAAATCAATATCGGTTCACCTGACCCAGAAACTGGTGTCAACGCAATGCATTGGAACCAACCTACTGGTGACTTCAATGCTCGTTACCCATACAACAATGTTTATGAATCTGAGTCAGGTCACATTATGGAGTATGATGATACGCCTGGGGCAGAACGAATACATCAAATGCATCGTTCTGGTACTCACTACGAGATCGACCACAACGGCACACGGACAAACTATGTAAAGGGTGACAACTACGACATTCGGTTACACGACGATTATGTTTATGTCAAAGGCAAAGTTGTACATACGTTTGACGATGAGGTAATGATACGATACAACGACCGTGCTGAGATATCTGCTAACTGGAAGTTACAGTTGTGGTCTGGTGGTGACTTAGATATACATTCAAAACGTAATATCAACTTCAAGGCCGATGGTGATATCAATATGCAGGCAGATGGTCACATCAACTTACACGGTACTGGTGTTACCCCAGGACAGACTGACGAGTATCGTGCCGGTTCTAGAAATAAGGGAGAACGATCCAAGATTCGTATGAAGGCAGGTCATATTGAGGTTGAGGCTATCGGTGATGAGACAAGACCTAAACAATACGGTATTGCGATGCAGTCTAATCAGGCACCTATTAGTGTTAAGACATTGTTAGAAGGTGACCCAGGCAACATTCATATTGCCGCAGCATACAACGTAGACATTACGGCATGGAATAACTTTTATCGTTCTACCAGAGAGGGGCATATTGAAGATACTGCTACTGGTTCTTATTTTGCATCTTCCCAATCAGGCGATATGAATATTTCTGCTGCGGCTGGGGAAGTTAGAATAACAGGGTTTCAGAATGTTGGTCTATATGCTTGTGGTGGTAATTTGTTGGGAGATGCCTCGGGTGTTATTATGCTTAATCACGGGTCTAATCCTCCCAAAGCAGAAGTTGGCAAATATGCCTATGTTCCAGAAACTATGGAATTGTTATCTATTGACTTGCCCAATCCAAGGCCAGCAGTAGGTACAAGTGTGACTCAACTAGCACTTAATAAAAACGATGTTGAGTTGGGTGTCGGTGGAGAGAATATTCGTAACCTTCACGATACTATTGAAAACTTGCAGAATGGACTAAGTGCTTATGTCACTAAGAAACTACCTTCTACAAATACAACGAAAGTGTTTGAAATGGATCAAAGTGAAATGGTCAGAACAGGTGGGTTCACCTATAAACTGGAAGAACCTTGGAGCGGATATAAAGATCACAATAAGACAATTATGCCTCTCGGACCAGAAGTTGATAGACCTACTGATCCTGTAAAACCATGTTAAGGAGATATAAAATGAGATTTTTAATTAACCTATTTAAACCTCGTCGGATACACAGCTACGAAGCAAACTATCGTAGAAACATGAATGTGAAGTATGACGATGTTTGTATGTAAGGAGAAAACAATGATAAAAGATTTGATTGAGAAAGTGAAAGAAAGAGAATTAAGTTTGGGTACCATTATGGTACTCATCGGTGTACTAGTTTGGATTATTCCAGTAAAACTAGTTTTAACATTATTTGTCATTTATGGTTTGGTATTAATCTTCTGGAAGAAAGAAGATAAAGTAAGAGACATTCATCACCATCATCACCATAATGGCAATGGTAAGAAGAAGGTGAAAAAGAAAAATGGCTAAACAAATAAAAACTCTAGCAATGAAACTAGAGTCCGTGAAAAAGAAAACATCTATCGGCAATTCTGTACGATCTAGACCTAAGAGTAAAAACGCAAAACGGGACTATAAAAAGTACAGAGGTCAAGGAAAGTAGATAAATATTAGAATGGCTCAAGTACAATACAACGAAGGATTTGACGATGCTCAATCCGTCAATAATAGCAAAAGAGATTCCTTTCTATATAAGGATTTAAATCTTTTCTTTTCGCCAAACCCAGTGACTAAAGATATTTCTAAAGTTACCGATGTTCAGGCTATAAAAAGAAGTGTTCGTAACTTGGTTCTGTTGAACCCTGGCGAGAAACCGTTTCATCCAGAAGTCGGAACGGGCGTTAGGGCTTCATTATTTGAAAATTTTGGTCCTATTGAATTATCTGCTTTAAGAACCAGAATAGAATACAGTATAAACAAATTTGAACCTAGAGTTACTTTACAACAAGTAGATTTTGGTCTTGTAGAAACGGCTTTAGACAATAACGCGCTGAATTGTAGAATTAGTTTTACTATTAACAACGCACCAGATAGATTGGAAGAAGTCGATCTAATGTTACAGAGAATACGATAATGGCAGCAGGAATAAACACCAAAGGCAAGATGCAGATCACGGAACTAGATTTTGATAGCATCAAGAACAATCTAAAAACATATCTGAAAGGTCAGACAGATTTTACTGACTATGACTTTGAAGGTTCGGGTATGAATATTCTGTTAGATACTCTTGCCTATAATACTCACTACAATGCGTTTCTTGCCAACATGATGGCAAACGAAATGTTCCTAGATACGGCACAAAAGAGAAATTCAGTAACCTCTCATGCCAAGTCTCTAGGTTACACCACCACATCTGTCAAGGCACCTACCGCCTATGTTAAAGTGCAAGTAAACGATGCCAGTACACCAAACGTCACGATGCCTGAAGGTTATGCTTTGACCACGACCATCAACGGCGTATCGTATCAGTTTGTCAATACGGTAGAACGGACAATTCAACCATCTTCCGGTATTTACGTTTTTGGTTCTGATGCAGGTATTCCTGTTTATGAAGGTACATGGGCCACAACACGTTTTACTGTTGATCTAAGTAATACGGATCAGAAGTTTGTTATTCCAAATGACAACGTAGATATCTCTACAATCAAGGTACAGGTACAGAATAGTTCATCAGATGTTACCACTACAAACTACTCCAAATCAACGTCCTTAGTCGATATCACGAGCACTACTACTGCGTTCTTCTACCAAGAAACAGTCAATGGCGAGTGGGAGATTTACTTTGGTGACGGTGTAGTGGGGCAGGCACTTGTAGATGGTAACATTGTCATTCTAAAGTATGTGATTACCAACGGTGATGAGGCCAATGGGGCTGTTTCTTTTGTAGCAAGTGGATCTATAAGTGGATTCTCTGATATTACAACTACAACAATGACAGGTGCTGCCGGTGGTGCATATGCCGAAAATCTAGACTCTATCAAATACAATGCCCCATTCAGTTATGCGGCACAGAACAGAACGGTGACGGCTAAAGATTATGCTGCCATTGTTCCTACTATCTATCCTAATGTTGAGTCAATCGCAGTGTGGGGTGGCGAGTATGCTGACCCGCCAGTCTACGGTAAGGTCTATATCAGTATTCGTCCCAAGGCAGGTAACACACTAACACAGTCAACTAAAAATTCTATTGTAACATCGTTAGAGGACTACAATGTTGCATCAGTAACTCCTGAGATTCTTGATCCAGAGACAACCAAAATTATTCCTACAGTAAACTTTAAGTTTAATAACACGGTTACTGCAAAGAGTAAGGAAGACTTGGCAGCATTGATTACGACTTCTATCGGCACATTCTCAGATGATAACCTAGAGAAGCATGAAGCGATATTCAGATATTCTAAGTTTACTACTATGATTGATGAAGTCGATCCATCTATTCTGTCTAACATCACTACAATCAAGATGAGCAAAACATTCTTGCCCACGACAGGCAGTGATACAAAATACACGATTAGTTTTGAGAACGCAATCTATAATCCTCATAGTGGCCACGCTGCATCTACAACAGGTACAAGTGCCGGGGGTGTTGTTTCTTCCAGTGGGTTCAAATACACTGGTGACACAAATGTTTATTACTATGAAGATGACGGTAAGGGCAACATAAACGCCTACTATATTTCTGGCACATCTAAAGTTTATAAGTCTGCCGCAGTCGGTACGATAACCTACACTACAGGTAAAATTGAGTTGAGTAATGAAAACATCGCATCAGTAGAAAACTATGACGGTGCAACACAGACACAGATTCGTATCACGGTACAACCATCTTCTAACGATATCGTGCCCGTGAGAAACCAAGTGCTTGAGATTGATACTTTGAACCTATCAGTAACAGGTACGGCAGATAGTATTGCTGCCGGCACATCAGAC